GCATAACTCATGTTATCGCGCCTCGCGCGCGATAAAAAGCGCAAACCCCCGCCCTGGACGTGCCGGAGCGGGGATTCGTGGTTATTGAGGCGACGCGGCAACTATCCGGGATTTCTGGATGGTTCGAGCTCGCGCTTACCACTCCCGCCTAATAGGCTCCCACCTGACCCCCACGCTCACGCCGTGCATGGTCTCACCCTGCCACACGAGCGCGCTGTAGCCTGCTGAGAGCGTCCACGCGCCACGCGTGAGGCTTGGCCCAGCCGTGAGCGCGATCGCGCCTGGGACGAGCGCTGAGGCGCTGACGGAGGCGGGCACGAAGCGCCAGCGCGGACGGGGTACGGTGTAGATGTCCTGCTGCCACCTGAGCGAGTCCGGGTCCCACCAAGTGAGTCGCACGTCGCGGCCTTCGATGCGGATCGGCGTAGGGCTGATGATACCGATCCTATCCAGCCACACCGGCACCGGCACCTCGACGCGCACCGTGTCCGTGTGGCGCTCATAGATGACGCGGGTCACCGGCCTGTCCACCGTCACCGTGTCACGCTCCCTGATCGTGCGCTCGACGTAGAGCGTGTCGACGTCCGCCCCGGATCCCATCGGCACGCGGCCCCAAACGAGCCAGCCGATGACGAGCCCAACGATCGCCATCGCGAGAGCAAAGACAAGATCACGCATAGCGCCGCCTCAGAGCTTTTGTCCTCGATGCCTCGGATTGTGGAAGCTCACTAAATCGGTGTCGCCCTCGATAGCTCCACAAGGTCTTGGTCGTCATGCCGAGACGCTTCGCGGCCTCACCCCACGTCTCCGAGTCCGCGACCACGCGGCGGACGTGCCAGAGCTTGACCTCCGCCATCTTGTCAAAGCGCGTCGGTAGGCTGTCCAGCGGTATGCGGTCACCTCGCCTTCGCATAGGGGCTCACCTTTTCGAGAAGCATCCGCATCCTGAGCCGTGTCTTTTTGAGCTCGAGCACCGCCGAGTCCGCATCGCCGCCGTCCTGCACATCGCGTGCGATGCGCTCCGCGACTTCGAGCGCCTGTACGCCAAGCGCGGCCACATCAAGACAACGCGCCTCGGTCGACCACGAGGGCAGGGACTCTGGGCGCTGGAGCTGCATCAATATACGACGATAGTCCCACGCGTTCGCTCGCGCCGACCGGTGGCATCGATCATCTCTGCGTCGATCTGAGCGCGGCCGCTCGCCTCGAACGTATGGTCGGCGTAGTACGCGCCGTCCGACTCGGTGATGGGCAGCTCTGGACCGACGGGATGTAGGCTATATGTGACAGGATCGCGGCGGTATTCTCGCACGATGAGGCGGAGATGCGCGGGCGCTGATAGTTCGGTTTCTCCCGCACGCTCAGGGCGCAGCGTGATGCGCTTGGTATCGCCCGCGTCGATGCGTCGCGTGTCTATGTGTAACATGATGGTCAGTCCTCAATGATGGCCGCAAGTGTGTAGATATCTTCGACGGCGACGCCGAGCGTGTAGATGTCTTCAATCGTGACGCCGAGCGTGGTCGGGTGGGGCAGGGGATCGCCGACTGATAGGATCGCATGCGCCGCCGACACGGCCCTCGTGCTGCCTGCCACGCGGACGGCTCTGAGCACGTCTGCGCCCGCGCCGGTGTGTATGTCCGCTCGCGAGCGCATCCGCACGCGCCGAGCCAAAGCCCCTGACGTGCTGGATGTGGCCTCAGTGATGCTTACAGGCTGCACCCGCCGATGCAGCCCCGCCGACGCCGAGCTCGTCACTGTAGCCGTGGCCGCGAGCCTGATCGAAGCGTCGGCCTGCAGACTTGCCGAAGTCGCCGTGGCGCTTATCGCCGACAACCGGACAGACCGAGAGACAGCGCCAACGCTCGCCGTATGGCTCGCGCCCTCGCCGGACACGCGGACGGCACGATTGAGCGATGCGGCGGCCGATGTGTCAACCCTCGCCGCGCCTGTAGGCCATGCCTGCCGCGTGAGCGCGGCGTCCGTCCCTGTTTTAACTGCAGCGGTGGCCCTTAGACGGATCGCCGTACTGACCTGCAGGCTCGCGCCTGTGGTCGTGACACTTTGCGCCGATAGGTGCACCGTCCGTGAGACCGAACCAGTGGCGGCTGAGCTTGCCGCCGCTGTGGCCGCTGGCTCGATGCGCCGCACGATTGTGCCTGTGGCGGCTGATACGGACTCCGATGTAGCGCCGAGGCGCGCACGCCGCGTAAGGTGCGCGTTCGAAGTTGTAGTGGTGGTGCTCGATGCCGACAGGTTTATGCTGCGCGCAAGTATGCCCGTAGCACCGATCTGCGACACGCTCGCCGCCCGAAGCTGGATACTGCGCCGCGCGCCCGCCTCGGTACTTGACAAGGCCGCCGCACCGCCTGCCATTCGCACGCGACGCTGCAAGGCCGCCATGCTTGCCGTAATCGATGCGGTCGCGGCGGACAGGTGGATCGGCTCTTCGGTGGGCGGGTGGATGATCTGGTAGCGCTCGGTGATCCGCGCTACAGATACGTAAGGCGCGAGTAGCAGCTCATCAATCTCCACCGGGCTGCCATAATAGGGATTTGGCGGATCACCAGAAACGAGACCACCCATGTGTCCCCACTCAGGCGTAAAGCTCGCCAGATCGATCTGCGATGGGTTGCCATAGGGATGGGCAGTCACGTGACTATCATCGGGCGCCCCGTCAATAATCCACATGACCGACAGAGCGACAGGGTCCAAGACAGCAGCGACGTGATGCCACGCGCCATCATCGAGGCCATGCCGATCGACCGCATTTTCATGTAGATACGACACATAGCCATTATCGCCGAACGCGAACTGGAAGATGAAACCGCCGGTAGAGTCATTGAGGATCACGACACCGGTGTCCCCGCTTTCGTTGGTGATCGTCGCCAGATATTGTGACGCATTGTCCACGAGACCACGTACCCATAGCTCGATGACAACCACATCCCCGGCCCTGATCGCCGCCGAAAATTCGCCTGTCGCATACTGCGCATACCCTACCCCCTCGCCAACGCGTAGAGCGCGGCCAAGCCCCTCATGTACGACGCGCTCGGCGCCGTAAAGCGTACCACCACCCGCTCCGGCGGCATCAACAAGGGTGTCCCCTGTCCCCTCGTTGAGGCGGTAGTAGTGATACGGGTTGTCGGCTAAGACGTGCGCCTCGTACTCAGGCGTGTCGCTAAACTCATCCACCGGCTCCATCGGCGCGGGGTCGCCGTCGGTGCCAAGGCCGAAGGCGCCCCATAGCCGCTCGTCGCCATCATCTATATCACGGTACACCGGAGCGGCATACCCGGTCGTGTATGTGTCGTCAGCTATCTCTATAGACCATGTAGAGGGCTCTGCAACCCCCTTTAACCACGACCTCGCATACACCCGCTGTGCCCCATTCAGGGCCGCGACCCTCATTCGGATGCACAGTACCTGTCCTGCAGAGTAAACGGTCGGGACATCTCCCAGCTGTACTCGGGTGTCCCCGTCCAACCGAATGACCTTGGCCCGCATCTCGCCATCTGTCTTACCGAGCGCTGCGTAGTAGCCGTGAATGCGGCCCTCTATTGACTGGATACGTAGCCCTACACCTACATAATCTCGTGTGCTGCCGATAGTCGTGTTTTCTTCCGCAACCTCTACATACGCCTCCTGCCAATCCTCATCCAGCGCGTCTCCTGCAGCGAGCCGAGCGGCACGATGGGTGATTGTACTGACTTTTACGCCTACGGCCTTTAGCGCAATATTGGCGGCGAATCCCGGAAACGGCTCAATTACCAGTGGCCCTCCGCCGTGAGGGAGCGATATGCCGGTAGCGACCGAGTCGTACTCAGAAAAATCGGTGTAAAATTGCGCCATCTACCTCCCTCCTATCCGTCCGTAGGGGCGCGCCTCGCTGGGTATCGTACCGTCGGCGTAGGCCGCCGCCAGCACCTCAGCGACCGTCACCGGGGCCTCGTCCACGTCTACCATGTCAGGCGTGCGGACGGCCGCGTAGAAGGTGCCACGTACCTCGCCGTACCACGCACACCAGCCCGGCGCAGTGAGATCAGGCCCGGTGCCGCCCTCTTCGTCCGTGACGACACGTGCCACGTACCAGTAGCCGCCGTCCGCCAGCTCGGGTATTTGCAGCGCTCGTGCCATTAGACTTCCCCGAGATCCGTCCAGCCAAATGAGCCCGGCTCCCAGATATTGCCGTTGCCGTGGGCATTCTGCCAGTTGCGCCCATTATGCTCGACGCGGGTCGGGCGTCCGGCTGCATCCGTGGCCGGGTAGGCGTCATGCGCGCCGGTCGGCTGTATCCAGAGCGGATAGTCACGTGGCGGCGCGGCAGGCTCACCCTGCCGGACGATGCCGAAGGTGTCCACCCAAAAGCCGCCAACAAAAGCGCCGTCGTCATCGGTCAGCCGCGCATAGCTCGTCCGCTCGGCCTCTGTGCCAGCAGCTACGATGCGCGTGAGCGTGGCACGTGCCTGCATCTGCGCGAGCGCATCCGCTGCGGCCGCCGCGTCCTCAAATTCGAGCCACACTTTAAGGGTGTGCGTCATTGGATCGTCACCTTCAACGAGCCCGCCGGAAAGCTGATCGGGTTATCGACCTCGCTCTGGTAATTCACGGCGGCCGATAGTTCATCAGCGATTAGCAGGTTTCCGCCCGTCGCCGCGTCGTAAATGGCGAAGTGCGAGATCGACCCATCGGCGTCAGGGTCGCCAAACTCGATCGCTTCCGCATTAACTGCTTCGCTCGGGTCGCCGCCCGTCGCCGCACTAAAAGTCGCCTCCTGCCGGGCGTAGCCTGTATATGTCGGCTCGGTGATGCTGCTGCCGTCCGCGCCGGGGTCGGTGCTGGAAAGGGCTACATATACAGCGCTCGGCGCCGTGAACGCGGCCGTGCCGAGTACGTGGTCCAGTACTGCCTTTTCGAGATAAGGAGAGAAAGACGACATGGCTATACCTCTTTTGGGATTAAAACGCTGTCCACCTCGGCGACGATCGCCTCGAGGTGGCCTTCAACGATTTCGCACGTGCCGGGTGGCTGCAGGGGCACGCCCTCGCCGCACGCGGCCAGTACGAATAGTGATATGATGAACGCGGCCCTCATCGCCGCCTGAGCACATCCAACGCCGCCTGTGCACGCTCGCGGACAGCCGAGAGCGTCGCCTCGAGCTCATCGACTCGCTCAGCCCGTGCAAGCGCCGCGTCGCGCTCCGCCTCGGCCTCGGCCAGCGCCTCGCGGAGATCGTCAATTTGGGCCATGCGCTCCAGCGCGAGGGCGTGGATAGAGTCGAGCATGACGCGTAAATCTGTCTCCTGCGTCCACGGCGTCCACCACGCGCTCGTACGTAGATGGTAGTCGCCGTCCGCGTAGCGTAGCGGCTGCGGCTCAGAAAGCGCGAGTCGCTCACCCGGCCCTGAAATCACACGTCGAAGATCCGTCATCATCTTGATGCGCGTCGCACCAGTGTGATCGGCCCGCACCACGAACGGGTACGGTTCGCCGCGATCCGGCAACTCCATGTATGCCCCGCCCAACTGGTCTACGCACGGATCAAAATAGGCGCATGGCTCGCACGAGCCGGGTATCGCCGGGTCGGCGCACTCTCGCTGGATAAACCGAAATCGATACGGTGTCTCAACGCTTCTGTCCGCCACGGCCAGCGTCTCGCCCGTCGCGGCGTCCACGGCGACGATCTCGCCTGCGCTCTGCATCCAGCCCGCGTCGATGCGCATTTGCGCCTCGGCCGTCGCCACGAAGAGCGCCGACGCCAGCATGACGCCGACCGCGAATCCGGCCAGAAACGTGAGCGCGCGGCGAGTGGTGCTCCGCCTCGGTTCGCGCGGCACGTACTGCGACGATGAGACGTGGCCGCTCAGCGTGTGGATGCGTCCTGTCGTTGTGATGTGTGTCATGGCTGCCTCCGTATGATTTCATCGCGCTTGGCTGGCGGCCAGATGTACGCCGCGGCAAAGCCTAACGTCGTCGGAATGCCGCCCTCCAGTAGCACCTGCAGAATGATGGCCAGCGCGCTTTGCGTCGCCACGTCGACCTCCCACCCGAGCAGGCGTAGGAGCAAGAAAGCGATGATCGTGACGATGGCCTGCGCCAGTACCTTGCGCGTAGGCGCCTTCGATGATTGCTGATATGGCATGTCACCCTCCGATTATTTGTGCAACAAAACTGCCTACAAATGCCAGTACCCCCGCGGCCACGGCGATACCGGCGACATACGCCTTGGCGTAGGTGCGTAGGTCGCGGATGTCCGACTCGGCCTTACTGATTCTATCACCCAGCTGCTTTTCCACCTCGTGTATCCTCTCCCATATTTTGCGACGCTCACGCGTCGACTCCTGCATCGCCAAACCCCAATCTACGTTGAGCGCCTTGACCTCATCAGTCAATTTGTTGATGTCGCGTGAGGCGGTGGATATGCCGCCCAGCATGTCCGACATTTTCTCGAGGATGTCGCCCTGCCGCGTCTGCTCGCGCTGATGCGCTGCCACGATCGCCTCGATGCGCGCGAGGCGCTCGGGTGTCGACAATGCATGTGATGGTTGGCTCTTGTCCGGCACAAACGGCCTCCGGCGTTTTAAGGTCAGATCCGCGTGATTTCGATTTTACGCGCGTTATCGCTACTCACAGCTTCCGCGACAGCCCGCGTTGGATCGAGGTAAGCCCCGATCTGCGTGCCGTCAACAGCGACGCGCCACTTAGGCGTGTTCCGCACCAGATCACGCACGATGCGATCGTGCACGAGCCTCCAGTTCTTCTCCGACAGGTCGATCTTGCGCTTCGGATCGACCGCTCGATGATGCGTCATATCATGTATGGTCCAGCCGTAGCGACTCCACCTCGGACGTAGCCACTCGATCATGCTTTCGAGTTGGGCCTTGGTCAGCGGCTCATCGGCTTTCACCTGTGGCACAGTCAGTTCGAACTCAACGCCGAGCGTGACGAGGTTCGGATTCACGCCCCTGAACTTGCCGTGCCCGGCGTGCCACGTTACGTCCGTATCATCCGCCAGCGTCGTGCGGTCGCCGGTCCGGGCAATGACGACATGCGCTGATGCCTTCGATGCACGGTCTGTGAGCCACGCCACTGCCCCGGCGGCCGTACCGGCCGTGTGGTGAAACACCACCCCCTCACGTTTATTCTCGACGCCTTTCGTGATGTTGGGCGTCGGTCTATGTGTCTCACGGTATTTCATGGTGACGGCGTGTGCTTGATCTCAGGCATCATTACCTCGGTTCAATCTCGCGGTCGTCAGGCTTGCTGCGCCCCGGATCGTGGCCGCTGTAGCCGCCGCCGTAGCCGCCCGGCTGCCTGGTCTTCCGCCTGTTGGCGTTGACGATGAATAGCGTGATAATGATGGCCAGCGCTGCTGCCGGAATGATCCACATCATTGGTCTTCCTCATCGAATGATTCGTATCGCTCGGCAAAATTTATGCGAGCCGCTGCCGCCTCTTGCAAGGCCTGCTGGATCTCCGCCTCCGACTTACCCTCGGCATGTAAGGCGAGCGTGATCTCTTCGTCGGTCATCATGCGCACGCTGCACGACGCTGATTGCGTCAGACTCTGGTTATCGGTCATGAGTACGTTGCGGTTATGCTGTTGAGTTGGAATCGAACGTTCACTGGCACCGACACGGCTGGGCTGATCGAGCCCTCAATGACGGTGTTCGAGCCGATACGGACGCGCGCCGCCTGGATCGACCAATTGCTCGTCTCTGTATTGGTCCAGTACTGGACCGGCGTCGTGCGCCGCAGTTGCATCCCCGACACACTGAGCACGTTTGCGCCGGTCGGGCCGCCCGAGAGCGTCTTCCAGCTTGACGAGCCGTCTCGAATTTGCCACGTGTAGGAGTGGTTGTGATTCAGCCCCTCCAAGAGGATATTCGTCAGGCCGGGCCTATTCGCATACGTCACACGCACGTAGTTGAGCGTGAACTGCGCGTAGCCCTGCACCGTCACTGCCGATGACAGGTTGAACGTGCCAAAGTCCATCCAGTCGAAGCCGGTCGATCCCTCCGTCCGCACGCGGATGCGTACACGCGCCACGCTGTAGCTGTTAGAGGTCGTATTCTGCCAGACGACAGGGTCGTGCTGCAGCTGCGTGCCGGACGCCTGCCAACCGTCCGATACCGTGCGTATCGACATCTGGCTTGTACCCGATGAGTTTTGTAACTGAAACTCAGTTTCACAGGTGCCGCCTAAATCGATGCTGTTCTCGAGCATCGCCATAAATCCTTCGGTCATGTCTATACCTCTATTATAGTGGTGCGATATGGATACTGATGCCGCCTATCGGCGTGATGACGTTCTGGCCATTGGCTATCGTGTTGGCGGGGTAGTTAAGGGTGGTGATTTCGTACAAGCCTGACTGAACACGGAGACGGGCATTGTGCCACCCGTCTGACGTACCCCAATTGATCGCCGTCGTGTTCTGCAGCATACCGGGGAATATCTCGTCCATATAGACCGTGCGACTCGACCACACCTGCCCGAAAACTGACCGCAGAATCACTTCGACAGTCTTGTTCTTTAGGCCGTTGAACGTATTGGCGTCCACGTCATTAAAAGCCCACTGCAGGATGTAGTCGTTGGTGACCTGCTGGCTACCCGCCGCCGACTTGCCAAGTGTGCGAGATTCCACTACGGCCCGGCTCACCGGGGTCGCCTCCGACGCCGAGCCGAAGCCCCACTCGAAGCGCGTGAGCACCCGTGTCGCCGTGCGGCTCATGTCCGGGATGACAACGACGCTGCCCGCCGCCGTCTTGCCAAGCGTGCGGGACTCGCTCGTGGCCGCGTTTAGATGCTCCGCCGTGCCGGTTGCCGTCTCCGTGCGCCCAAGCGTGCGCGAGACTTGTGTATGCTCTTGGTCTTGATCCTGAACCGTGGTCGACTGGTCACGCCCAAGCGCCACGCCCTCCGAGGCCGCCGCCGTGATGGCAGGAGGGAGCGAAAAGGCGCCCGCCGCCGACTCCGAGATGCTGATCGCACGCGTCGCCGTGCGGCTCACCGTGACCGGCTCGGCGCCCGTACCCGTCGACGAGCGGCCAAGCGTCACCGCCTCACTCACCGATGCCGTCAAGTGCTCAGCCACACCCACCGCCGTCTCGGTGATGGAAAGCGTGCGTGAGGCTTGCGTATCCTCCTGATCCTGGTCGATGGCCGTGGCCGACTCTTCGCGGCCCAGCGTGACCGACTCCGACGCCGCCCCTATCGCGGCTGGAGGAATGACGTACTGGCCTGATGCCGCCTCCGACCTGCCAATCGCCGTCTCGGCCGAGCGGCTTACCTCCGGCTTCGGCGTGTGCGCGCCTTCGGCTGCGCGTCCGAGCGTCACGGCTTCGCTCACAGCGGCTGCCAAGTGCTCCGCCGTGCCTATCGCCGTCTCCACGATCGTCAGCGCCGCCGTGACCTGCGTATCTTCCGTGTCCTGATCCGTTGCAGTAGTCGACACCGCACGTTCAAGCGCCACCGTCTCCGTCGCTGTTGAGGACTGCGCGGGTGGGACCACATATTCGCCCGCGGCCGACTCACTCACGCCGAGCGCGGCTTCGGCTGCGCGGCTTTCCTCCGGCCTTGGCTGGTAGTCGTGCGACACCTCGGCGCCGAGCCCAACCGATTCACTCACCGATGCACTGAGGTGCTCCGCCTCGCCCGTCGCTACCTCGTTCATCCCGAGCGACACCGAGACAAGCGCCTCCTCCTGCTCCTGATCGCTCGAAGTAACCGACAGATCGGCGCCCAGCGTCAGCGCTTCGTCCGCTGTAGCGCTCATCGACACCACCGCCGTCTCGCCGGTCGCCGTCTCGTTTGTTATATCCAGCGCCATGACGATCGCGCTATCCTCGGTCGCCAGCACGCTCTCCCCGTCCGCCGTACGCGCCAGCGCGATCGTCTCTGCCGCCGTTCCGTCGACGTCCGGCACCTGCCCTTCGGCTACTTCATAGATCACGAGCGGCGTCGATGCCTGCGCCTCTTCTTGATGCTGGTCGCCTGATGTGACAGACAGGGTGTGACCAAGTTCAAACGCCTCGTCCGCCTCGCCATAGACTGTAGTATGGCTGGTTACACCCTCGGCAGTCTCCGCCGCCGCCAATGCTCGCTCGGCGCTCTCATCGACTACCCAGCGTACAGACCATGCATCCAGCACCGGCGCGAGCGTAAAAGACTCGAGCGCATCGCCGGTCACGGTCACGTAGTCCGGCTCGCCCGATGCCCCATCGTCATAAATGAGCCAATATGGCACCTCGGTGTCGACGCGCAATACGATCGTCGACGGATCGAGCTCGCGGCCGAGTACGACAGCCTCAGCCGCGCTGACAAATCGATACCGCCCCGATATTTGCTGTACGCTAATCATGCCGGGTCCAGCAGCAGTGTGATGCCAAGATCGCGCCACGACTCATCGAGCGCCGAGGGGGCCACCAACGTGATGACGTCGCCCGCATCGATGGATGCGTTGCCGGATAGCGCGCCAGTAGTTGACGCCGCGTTGAATGTCACTGTTCCGATTTGAGATGCACCGCGGCGTATGCTGAGCGTGCGCGTCGCGGACGGCGGCTCCAGCACGCCCGCGCTGCCCCTGCCCGACCATGCGCACGGATGCGTCGCTACCCACATTAAAAGAATCTGGTCTTCGCCCGGCGTGCCGGTTACGTACGTCGAGACGCCTGTAGGGCGGAGATAACGCTGGTCGGCCTCTTCTATCGTCAACCCTCCTGATGCGCCGCCGCCCTGTACAGGGCCTGAACCGCCGTAGGGACGCGGCCTGACCTCCACTTCTTCGCGCATCCCACTCGGCACCGGCACGTCGATCAGCTCGATGCCCTCGATCGTCGCCTGACCGGAAGGCCATTCGATCTCCATGTAGGTGGGCCAGTAAATGGCACCGTCGAGCTGCATCTTTTTGACCGGCGCCATCTCCGACACCGGCCCCATCGTCGTCAGCCGGACGCGCCGCCGACCCTTGCCCCGCGTGCGCATCAGGTGCTCGGCGAGAATCTGTGTGTGCGGCACCGTGCGAGACTCGGTGCCGACCCGCCACTCGGACGTCAGCGCGCCACTTTCAAGCAGCATTGCGCCGCGTGCCGAGCCGAAAGGGCCGTCTCCAAGCGGCACATTGATCTGTTCCGTCTCGCCGTCCTGTGCTGTGGGGCTGTAGGAGGTAAAACTGATGATCTCGCGCCCGGACGCCACCTGTGGCATCAGCTCTATCGCGTCGTAGTATGTCTCACCCGTTGAGCCTGCATGACTGGCAGCAACACGGACCACGCCGTCGTACAGCCTCACTTCGACCGTGCCGCCCTCAGGTACAGTCGGCAACATGAAAAGCCGATTCACCCACCCGAAATCGTAGCCGACAACCACGCTACGGCCGACGTAGATTTTATGTGGTGCGCTTTGCCAGCGCCCGGTCACGTCGTTGAAGTAGTGACCACCGAGATGCCTGACCTCCGCGAAAAAGAACATCTCGTGATGCTCCGTCGGGATCTCTGACGTCTCGTAATAGATTCGGCCCGCCATCGAAACGCTTAGCGCGGTCGGACCAGCACCCACAGCAACAGCCACGCGTTGGTATCCATAGCCAGAGGCGAACGGCGCCGCCGTCTCCGGGTCGATACGCTCCATCGTCACGTAGGCTTCGCGCACGCCCACGTATTCACCGTCGACAGCGAGTGCGGCGGCCTGCCTGCGGCCAATGCCCGTCCATCCCGGTGCCGTCGTGCTGCCTCCAATCGGCCCCGCCTCGAATGAACCATTTTGCAGCGCCACCGCCGTCCCACCGACGTCGTAGGACGCCCGCCCCTGACGGGCTGGCGGCTCTCCGGAGAGCTCATCGCTACGGACCACCCATTTGTCCACCGAAAACGTGTCGCCTGCCGCGTGCGGCGTCGTCACTTCCCACCGTCCGCGCCACTGCGTGAGCTGCGCCTGCTGGGTGCCGAGGATCGCCCGGACGACATCGCCGCGGCTGTGCGTCGGCTCGCCCGTCTCATCGTCGTAAAAGCGCGCCTGATCGATCCGTATCTGTGCGTAGGGAGCGATTACGCCGGGCGTGCGGAAACGCGACGCGTATTCATGCTGTGTGATGCTGTGGCCGACGTAGCCAAGCTCGCGCTCGAGTATCGTACCGAGCGACGCCTGCCCTGTATAGGGTGCGCCGTCCGCCGCCGTAAATATCTGGTCATCGAGCGAGCGCACGCGGTCTTTTGCAACCACCCGCACGCCCTGCACGCCGTCATCAAGCTGCGTCACCGACGTGACCGGCATCACGTATCCCTGCCACATGACCGCCGCACCGTGACGCACCACCATTCGATACTCGCGTGACTCGGCCGAGAGCGTGCCACGCACCGCGCCCAGCGCCGCCGCATCCGTGATGATGAGATTGACCGTCACTTGGCTTGGCCGGATGTCCGCGTCAAGATCCGCGCCTCGCGTGCCGTATTCCTCAACGTAGAAAGGCGTGCCCGCGTGCACCTCATGTATCGCGCCCGAATAATCGCGCCGTAGCACTTCTATCATGTGCGTGCCCTCGGCCGTCGCCAAGGATGCCCGTATGATGACGCCATATGCCATTTAGTATCCCTGAACCCTTCGAACCGTGTCGATCGTCGCCACCAGATCCCCGCCTCGCTGGACGAACTCGCCCCGTATGCGCACGTCGATCGGCCCTGAGCGGACGGCGCCGAGCGCGTGATTCGGGATGATCTTCCCGGCCGAGGGCGGCACGAAAAGCTCCGGGCCGCGCTCACCGACCACGTAGGCCTGCCCCGACATGACTGGCCCGCCCATCGCCCGCGCTCCACCAAAGCCGAGTGCGCCCCTAAGGAGTGAACCGAACGAGCCGATGGTGCCGATACCGAACAGCGTGGCAATGCCCCTCAACGCCGCCGCCTTTGCCACCGCCGCCGTAATGTCCGCGATAAGCCGCGCGAAGATGCGCTGCGCCATCTCGCCGAAGCTTTTGAGCGTATCCGAGAGCGAGCGGAAACCGTCTTCCATCATGATCACACCCTCGACCACACGGCCGACCGCCATCGACACATCGTCTGCAAGGATGTACGCCGCCGCTTCACCAAAACTCACCGTGCGCTCATGGACGATGCCGAGCCGCTCTGTGAGGCCGTCGAGGCGGACCGATACATCGTCAAGACCCGGCAGGAAGTTTTCGGCCATGAGCGGATCTTCCGTCATTCGCGCTCGTGCGGCCAGCGTCTCGCCAATCACCATGTTGAGGGCGTCGAGCTCAGACCTTATGCGCGCCGTATCTGCCCCGCCGATCTCAATGTCTCCACCGTAAACATCTTCCAGAAAGCTCGTCATCAGCCGCGCACGATCCTGCATCGCTTTGAGTGGATCGCGGCCCGAGAAGGCGGCAGCGATGCGGTCGACACGCATGAGCGCCGCGGCAAGATCCGACAAGTGGATCGATGTCTCCTCTGCTCCGCCGCCCATACCCTCGATACTCACTGTAGCATCATCCGCGATGCCCGACAAGAGCAGCATCGGGCGATAAATATTTGCGACCGCATCTTCGAGCTCACCGGCGATCCGGACCTGATCACTGAACGCGTCGCCGATCATGTCGACGTTACGGATGATCCCCATCGCCGCGTGCCGCTCGAGGGCCGTATTCAACCCCTCGGCAACGTCCCTTCCAAGATCGGCCGCCGCTTGAACAAGGTCTCGCCAGCCACCTGTTCGGAAGTCATGTACCGCCCGCTGGACAGGGTTCTCGCCAAGCCACTCCCACGCCGCAGTCGCACCGTCAGCGGCGCTATCTCCAAAAGACTTCCACATAGAGGCGGACCGCTCGAGCCACCCCCTCGTGTAGCCGATTATTCCCTCCCCCTGTCGCTTCGCGATATTGAGCAGGGCGGTCCACATATCAGCCCACTCGCCTTGAACGAGAGAACTGAACGTCTCGAATAAATCAGCGATGTTGTCGAGCGAATCACCAACAGTCGTCGTGATCAGCTGCCAGATCGCGCCGACCTCGCGATGAACACCCCTCCATGCACCTGCGAAAGCATTCAGCGCCGGGCGAACAGCAGACAACGCTGCTTCGATCTCATCGCGCATCGCGTACGCCGCCGCCCCGACGCCCACAATAGCCGCTGCCGTAAGCCCGACCGGGCCAGTGAGTGCAAGGAAACCGGTTTTGATGACCGGCAGCAGGGTGGTCATGCTACCAAGCGCAAGCAGGACCGGGCCGATCGCCGCGGCAACGCCTGCTACGATGGCTGTCGTGCGGAGAATGGCCGGGTTCATATCTGCGATCCGGCGAACGAGATCCGTCGCCCGACGCGTCATATCCTCGAAGAAGTCCAGAACTCCAGACTCCGCAACCGCAATCCCAAGGCCCTCGACCGCGCTTTTTAGGCCGAGCATCGCGCCGCGAAACCCTTGCATCTGCACATCGGCGACCTCCTTCGTGACGCCAGCGGACTCCCTCAGCTCCTCCGTCAAGCCGCGCACGGCGTCCGCGCCCTGATCGATGAGCGTCTGCATCGCCGGACCGGCCCGTTGCCCGAAGATCGTGAGCACATCGGTCGTGTCCGCACCCGCTTCGGACAGTCGCTCTATGATCTCTGTGAGTGAGTTTGTTGTTGGGCTAAGATCTTTAACCGATAGTCCCAGCCGCTCAATCGTCCGCCGTGTATCCCCCGTAGGCTTCGCGAGCTGCGTTAATGCTTGCCGCAGACCCGTACCCGCCATCGAGCCCTGAATACCCGCGTTACCCATTAGGCCGATCGCGGCCGCCGCTTCTTCAAACTCGACGCCCATGCCAGCCGCGACCGGCCCGGCGTATTTCATCGCCTCGGCAAGCTGTCCGAGGTCGGTATTCGATGACGTAAACGCCTTCGTTAGAACGTCCGACGCCCGCGCCGCTTCCTCCGTCGCAAGGCCATAACCCTGCATGATGTTGGACATGACGTCCGCCGTTCGAGCGAGATCCATCCCCGAGGCCGCCGCGAGGTCGAGCGTCGCGGGCATCGTGCCAAGGATCTGGTTAGCGTCGAAACCGGCCATCGCGAGGAAACCCATCGCGTCCGCGGCCTGCGATGCGGAGAACTGCGTGCTGATGCCCAGCTCTTTCGCCTGATCGCTCAACGCCTCGAGCTGTGATCCGGTCGAGCCCGTGAGCGCCTGAACGCGGTTCATCGAATATTGGAAGTCGCCGCCCATGCGCGCCACCGCGTATCCGGCCGCCGTGACGGGAACGGTGATCGCCGTCGTCATCCGGCGCCCGACCTCCTGCATCCGCTTTTGGATCGGCTCAAGCGCACGAGAGGCGTTACGGATGCCCTTCTGGAAATCCGAGAGGTCAAGTCCGAGCCTTGCCTCAAGTCCGGCCGTTCGTAGCATCTAAACCCCCAATCCGTTTCCTGCGATCATTCGCCGCGTGGCACCGCGCCATATAGGCAGACACCCGGCGTTTGAAATCGCGTTTGAACCTGTCGTGAGCAGGCGTTCCCGGCTTCGGCATCGCGCCGCCGTCGTTCCCGCCCACTTCAAGCAGGTCCTCGACCTTCCAGACCTTCTTTTTCGTCCCGACGAGCGCGTTAAGCAGCCACGCCGTCTGCCACGCCGTGCGCCGCCATGCCCGCTTCTCCGCCTCAGCGGCCCCTTGAATAAGCAGATCGACTTCGCCCGGCGTCATCCCATGCCGGACGACTACGCCGTGCTCAGCCGCCTGCTCAAGCATCCGGGCCGCATCAATCATGGGCTCTCGTCCAAAGGGACCAGTAGGTCCTCCGGGTTATCCTCTTCCCTCGCCTCCCCGGTGTCCGTCTTCGTCTTCGCGCCGAGACGTTCAAGGGCTTCGAGTAGTGGCCCCTGCGCCCGCGCCCACGTCTCAAAGAGAGGGTGTTCCTCTTCCTCAACCCACTGGATCACGCGAGACAGATCGAGACGCGGATAGTCGTGCAGAAGCCCGAGCCATACCGCCTCGGCCATGTCCGCAATCGTCGGGTCAGTCATGGCCGAGATCGGGATGCGTATCCCGTAGCGGCGCTGAGCGATCGAGAAGGACATGAGTGGGTATTTTAACTCCCGCGTCTTGCCCCCGATCTCGATCTCTACCGATGGAATCGCTGCCATATCAGCTCACCACCCCGCGCTCGAATTTACCCTTGCCGTTTAGCGTCGCGCTGAACGTCGCCATCTCCTGATCGCCCGCTGAGAGCGAGAACGCGCCCGGCGCCGCCCGGCCCCAACGCTGCACGTCGCCAGCCACTCCGGTCGTCAGAAGCCAGAAGAGCTCCTGCGTGTCATCAAGCAGCGCCTGCTCAATCACGTCCTGTCCCTCCTGCCCGCTGCGATCCGCCATGCCCTCGACACCCAACGAATAACCCTTGCGGCCTGAATAAACGTCGTTCCACGCGCCGTCATCCTTCGTGGCGCCGTCGATGTCGTCAACCGACACATCGAAGGAGTGGCTCGTGGCGAGCCCGACGAAACTGTAATCATTCGTGGACTCCGGATCGGTCGGTTCTTCGTCTGTCAGCCAGAGGCCGAGCTCTTGTCCCTTAAAACGTGCCATCGATTAAACCTCATGCTGTTGTGCGATATGAAACCGAAAGGCCGCAGCGGCCTGATAATGCGAGCCCATCTCCGTGTGAATCGCGATCACCGGCGATGACTCGTATATAGTGAGCGCAACCACAAAGGGCGGCTCAAGCTTTATCTGATCCTCCTCGTCCGTGACGGCCGCGACGATCGCCGCCCGAATAGCCTTCGCCTCTGCGACGTTATGCGAATAAACGCGGACAGTCGTAAGTATCTCTGTTCCGGCCTCGCTCTTCGTGCGGGCCGTCCCATCTTCCGTCGACTCGCCAATCAGGACGTACGGCCAAGCGATGCCCTGCTCCGGCCGCGTCGTGACCGGAGCGCTGAACCCGGCCCCAGCGATGGCGCCGATGATCCTGTCGCCAAGCGCCTTTTGAAGTGGAAGATCTGCCGATAGCGTGCGCATCTATCCCTCCACCAGCTTTTTAAGATCGCGAACGAAGCCCGGCACGTGCTTCTCGAAGGCGTCGCGTAAAAACGGGTTGGCCGGGATGCCCCGCGTCACCACGAACTGCCCGCGCCGCTCGTCAAAATACACCCACGGCGTACGGCGGCCCTCACTATGGAAGATGCCCGTCCCTTCGTGCACATAAACCGCGTAATGGACGTCCGTGAATACCTCGCCACCGAGCGATGCCCGAAAAAACGCCGCGTCGAGCGCATGACGGATCGAGTTTTTGAGGCGTCCCGTATCCGTGCGGGGAATCGAACCCCCACCACGATCCATGTTGCGCCGTGCGTCCCGCTCGATCATCAGCAGGTAGCGCTTAACCAGGTTCGATGCTTCGGCGCGCAGTGAGGCCGACGCCCGTTCGAGGCCCTGCATCATGCGCTTAACCTCCCGGTCCGGTATGTCAAGCGTCACTCTCAAGGCATCACCTCCGCTGACGTGCAGACCATCTCGATCATTCGGTTCCGGTACGACGTCGCGACCGGGCCGTGTACCTCGTACACCTCACCCGTCGCCTCATGCCTGATGCGATCCTTCGCGCTGATCGAAAGCGGATAACGAGCCGTGATCCGGGCGCGCTTCTCTGCCGTCACCTGCTCGCCGCGCATACGCTCAGCCGCGGACTGCACAGTGACCTCCGCAAGAAACATATCGCCCTCCTCCCAATGCACGACCGGCTCGTGATACTCCGTCTGCGTCTCCACGCGGCGAAGCACCGTCATAAACTCGGTAAGGTGAGATGCCGTTTTCATCTTCGCCATCAGATCGCCACCCTCCGGTATCCGGCCCGATTGAGCAAATGGCGCGCAGCCGACTGCTCGAACTCGTGACTCGTCCGGCCCTCGTACATATCTGCTATCGTGAGAAGCACCGCATGCTTTAGCACGGATGGTGCCCCGCCCTCGTGCCCGGCTCGATATAGCACCGACACGTCACCAGAGAACGCGCCCGAAAGGCTCGGATACTTGCCAGCAAGGGGCTCGTAGTGGGCCGGGTCCTGTAGATCGCCGCCGATCGTGACGCCGATGATCTCGGTCGGCGGGCCGATCGGAAGGCGCAGCGGCCCCGACGCACCCTCGTATGAGGCCCGTATCGTCTGCGGCATGATCGCCTCGCCGGACTCCGACTCGACGATCTCTGTTGCGGGTAGGATGAGACCCTCGATCAGCGCGTCCTCAACCGAGTTTGTCACACGTAGGAAGGCCCGCACCTCATCGAGCGTCACGGGCAGATCGCCCGAGCGATCCACGACGGTCACGCCGGTAAGCCTCGTCGCGCTATGTCGGGTATAGCTACTCAGCACGGCTGATGTACGCGTCAACTTCCGACTCGCGGCCCTTGAATACCTCTTCGCCGTCTTTGACGGCCGCATACCAGCCGCCGCCCTTATGAAGCTTCGTCACCTCACCCGACGCCGGTTTCATCCGGCTCGGGCCGGTCGGCTTCGTCTTCCGTGCATCGCCGCCGACGCGGCGCACGCGGCCTCGACTTTCGTAGACGCGGACGATATTCTCGGGCAGTTCGGCCGTCTGGCCTTCGGCATAAGGCCCGAATGGCTTTAATATTTCGACTTTCGGCATCTCGACGTCCTCGTTTTACTGTCCACATGACTCACGGCCCCGCCCGATGGCGGGGCTCGTGATGTCAGTTAGCGACTTATCCGTCGCCGTTTCCGTCGCCGTTTCCGTCGCCGTTTCCTTCACCAGGCGTCACAGTGCCATACACGAAGGCATCCGGCCGCAGCACAACGAGCGCGACGCGCTTCTCGGCGCGAACCGTGGCGAGGTTGCGCTGGAAGTTGTCCGAGTCCTCCGTTGAGATGCTGAGCGTCGCCGCCTGCTTCTCGTATAGCTCTGCCCCGAGGTTGAACGCCCCGGCGAGGAAGTCGCCGACCGTGACGGCCGTCGTGGCCGCAACCGGGAGGCCCCAGAGACGCGGCACGGACGAGTCCTGCGGGCGCGCGAAAATGTAGGCACCCTGCCCGTCTTTGACGAGCTCGAGATCGGCCCAGTCGAGGTCGTTGAGCGCAAGGCCCGTCGCCGGGAAGCCGCTCAGCCCAACCTGAGCGATCGCCTTACGGATGCGGTCAAGCCCCTGCGGGCTGTCGACCGAGTCCATCAGGTTCTCGTTAAACGCCGTCGCCTGGGTGAACAGTCCGTGTAGGTTCTGCCCGTTGCCGTCGCCGTAGAGCGCCTGCGCCTCTTCGCGGAGGTCAAGCAGGATGCCCATGCGCGCACGGATGTGGCCTTCGAGCGCTGGGATGTCGTCGAGAAGCTGCGTCGGCACGCGGATGAAGTGCGCAAGCGTACGGACGGCCTCGCTCTCGACCCCGATTTTGATGTCCGTGTGGCCCTTGAGCTCGCCGAGCGCAGACTGTGGCCCGGACCTGTCAGTAACGTCCGTCTCGCGGACGAAATACACCGTGTTTTGCGCCGTCTGAATGACCGGCAGCAAGTCTCGGACCGTGAGGCGCCGCTCCTGAGGGCCGATGATGCCCGGCCGATAATAAGGCTCGTACACGGCGCCGACAGTCGTCACGTCCTTGTGCCCCTTCAGCATCTCATCGATGTTGAACGAGACACGTATTTTCTCGGACGCGGACGTGATGCCCTTCTCGCGAAGCTTGCGCCCGAGCGCGGCGGCCATATCGACCTGCTTTCGCTTGCCCTTCTGATAGTCAACGATGCGCTCGTCCGTCTCCGCTGTGGCGAACGCTTTCAGGCGGGTTTCGAGGCCGTCGATACGCTCGTTGAGCGCGTCCTGCGCCTCCTGAACAAGCTCCTGTATCTCGTCCGCCTTCGCGGCGTTGTCCTGAATAATCTTCTCGGCGCGCTCTTTGAGCTCGGCAACGCCTTTTCCGGCGTCTTCGCCAGCCTTGATGCGCGGCTCGACTTCTTCGAAAAGCTCTTTAAGCTGCGATTCGAGCGCCTTGGCGGCCTCCTGGATCTGTTTTTCCTGCATGTCGCTTTATGCTGGTTAGGTTCATGCGTGCGAGTAGTCCTTGCATGATCTCTACCTCGGAAAGCGACTCACCCTGCGTGCCGGTTTCGCTGCTGCGCGACGCTTGGAGTGCTGTTTTGACCTCGGAGATCACCGTTTCGAAGCTCTGAAGTGAGGCTTCGATTTCCTTCGCGCGGCTGTCTGTAATGGGCCGCGATAATGTGCGCTTAAATGACTTCATCTGCAGGATCATGTAATCCAACAGAAGCGGGTCATCCTGAAGCGCTTTAAGATCAATCGTGGGCGTATTCATGTTTGCGCCCCACGTGACGCCCGAGCCTTCGTATAGCCGGAGCTCGGTCAGGGCGATCGCGCCCCTATCCTCATCAATGCGATGCCCGATCACATCGAAGGCGATCGAGTGCTCGCGGATGACGCCCTCTTCGTACTCAATCAGCGCGTCGCGGCCCTTGGCCGTCTGCGAGAGCTTCGACCGAAAGAGAAGGCCGAAGTCGTCTTCGATAATCTCAATCGGTCGCCCCACGCGGTGCGTCGGGTTGTGGTCGAACAGGTGCGCGATCCGGTCGCGGCCCTTCGGCCCCCACTCATTGATGGTCTTGGTAAAGGCGCCTTTCGTGATATAATCCCCGTCCGAGTCAATCGTATCGAAGCTCGATGCATAGAACGACACGATCCCCTCTTTGGCGTCTACATCTTTGATGCGCGCCGCCGGATTCGGGCTCTTGATATATCCCGGCCCGAGCGGGCTTCGTGCGTATTTGCCGGTCACGGTGTCCATGGCGGGGCGGATAGTTGTCGGTGTATGTTCTCGGATCTCAGCTTCCAGCCCTTTGACGGAGAGCCGGAACGATACAGCGTGGCGTTTTTTGCGGCGACCGGTAGGTATCCCAGAGCGCATCGGCAGTTCACTGATTGTTCGGGTGACAAGTTGGGATCGGCCGGATACATCGCCTCTTCCCCGCCGACCGAAAACGGCGCGTCCACCGGCACCGTCGTTTCGTCGAGAACAAGATGATCCGGTCTTGTCCGCGTGTCTTTTGCGGAGAGCCATTCCTTCTGGAGCGTCAGCCCCGTCGCCTTCGCCCCGGCTCGCGCCCCGACGTTCGACGCCCGAATCGTCTCCGTCCGCCCGATCGCCCGAGCACGAGTGCGGTTCACGTGCCCCGCAAAATCGGACTCGATGCGCCGCGCTATCTGCTCCATGTCCCAGCCCTCGTCTATCCCGTCGCGGACGGCAGCCGACACGATGCGACGCACCTGATCGTGCGTATGTGCGGTGACAGCCGTAACGAGCGCTCCACCCTCCGAGTCGACGAACTGGAGCGCCATCTGGAGCCATATATCGACAAGCTCGGGATCGGCCTTCCGGTGCGCCTTTGTGCTGTTTTGTAGACCGTCGTACGTGCGCATGGCAAAGTCAGGCAACACGTCCGCATATATGCGTAAGTACGCCGACCGGATGCCGCCAGCCACACGGTTCGACGTGGCGAGCGCGGCCGCCTCCATCTCATGTACGCTGCCCGCCTCCAGCGCCGCCTCTGCTATCGCCCGCGCCTGCCGGTTAAGTTCGACAAGCACCGCTCGCTCGGCTCTCGCATAATGTCCAGCGCGGACGCGCTCGAACGCTTTCCAGTAGGACGCCCGCGCATCCGACGTCGGCGCGTAGATTTTTAGATGAGTACCGCGGGCAGTATATGACGCGAGCGTGTCCATATCAGGCGCGGGAGTATTCAGCAAGGGCGGCCTTCTCATCCACCTCCGTCCACGCATCTTCTGTCGCCGCGAGCGGCACGCGGCCGACCGGCACGAGGATCACGTCGCCACCTTCGACGGCAGGCCATCCGGCCGCCACGCGCTTCTCGTTCTCGGTGAGGAATGAAGCACGCTCGAGGCGTGCGTACATCTGAGCCACGTCCTCTTGCAGCGCGTCGATCTGATCCCCTGCATAGTCGAGCAGAAGGTCGTCGCCGAAGCGTTTGAGCCACCCGCTATTCCATGCGCCGTACATAAAGTCGGTGATCGGGAGCGCCGTATCCATGTACAACGCTTTCCGTGCCGAGGCGTAATTCGAGTACGTCTTCGTGGCCGAGTCGCCCAGCATCTCAGGTGGAACGCCGAACACGACAGCGATCTCGCGAGCCGAGAGCGTCAACGTGTCGCCCCACATCATCTTGGCCGGGTCGTATCCGATGTGTTGGTACTTGAGGCCGCCCATGACCATCGGAAGCCCGGCATTACGCGCTCCGGCGTGCTGCTCCGCGTACTGCGTCTTGATAAGATCAATGTCTTCCTGACCGAGCGTCGTCTCGCCGTCCGCCGTGAGGATGCCGACCGGCGCACCACCGTTTTGCATCAGACCCGCGTTCCACGCCCGCGACTCGTTATTTAGATCGACCGACCGCATCGCCGCCTCCATGGGGCTCATGCCGCGAATCGGGTTCGACGGATTAAAGAGCTTGTGGAAGTAGATTTCTGTTTTGGCTGGATCCGGGTCGTACGTGAACGTCTGCCGCGGCCCGCCCTCGTAATAGAAACCGGGCAGCGGATTGCCCCGCACCGGCGCCATCGGCGCGAAGTGCTGACTCGGAAGGACATAGATCTCACGCGGCACGCCTGCGTTAGCGCCGGTGTCGGGACCGACCGGCTCTTCGTAGACTTCGCCCGAGATCATCAGGTAGGTGACGAAGGCTTCCACAAGCTGCTGGTAGCTCGTCTGGTAATATCCGTTCGGGCGTGCGAGAACATCGAGCACCGGGTGCGCCGTGACCTCCTCGATCTCGCCAGCCACCTGCAATTGCTTCATGGCCGCACGCTTGGCGAGGCGCGGGTTCACACCCAGCGTCCGTGCGTAATGTGACGCAAGATTGCCTGCTGCCTGCTGCGCGGCCTGTTGCTTCGTCTGCGGACGGTAGAGACCCTTCGATCGGTAGCCGTTCTCGAGGGCGCGCTCAATCTGCCCACCGCCCTTGATCCGGTAGAGGACCGGCGGGGCAACGGCGGCCGCACGCGAGATCGCGTTAATCGCAGAGTACACGAACGGATTGCGCTCGTACCCTTCACGCACCATGTCCGCCACAGCTCGACCCGACCATCTCGGCGCACCAAAAGCCCACATATATCCGCGTTGGAAAGTGCGGCTCTTCTTTCCGAGGCGCCAGATGATGCGGTCGATAAGGTTCATGTCCTCAGAAGATTTGGGCTATGCGCGGTTTTGGCCTCCAGTGCCTGTTAATGGCTTGAACAAGGGTGTCGTTAAGGTCGAGATCCGGCCCGCCTGCAATGAGCCTCTCCCTCGTAACTCTCAAAAGCCCTTGGGGTTCCCCTTCGAGCAGCTTACGCCAGACAGCGCGCCTGATCCGCAGCCTGCCCGAAGCGATAAACCCCTGTACATGATTGGCTCTCGCGAACTTGTCGCCGCCGATCACCGCCACCTCGGACGCTTGGATCTGCTGCCTGCGCAACGACTGCACCACGCTTTTGCCGGATGCTTTGCCTTCGACGTAGTGTGGGCCCTTCAAACCGCCTATCCACGACAGGAGCTCGGGGAACTCGACCCATCTCCAATCAAGATCGTGCACATAAACCAAAAACTCGTCACTGCCGCCCGGACCTCGATATGTCTCGATCCACGCAGACGCCGAGTTTTGTTCGTCTTTGGTGTATGCCGTGTCCCAGTCCTTCCCGCCGTCGTGAGCTTCGGGTGGTAGGGCGTCGTAGAGATAGTCCCCGTCTTCCGGACCTACGAACCACTCCCTGCGCCAGTAATCGCCCGTCGCCGCCGATGGCCGCTGTTGCCTCTGAGCATTTGCGGTGTCCGGTCCGGCCGACGCCTGCTTTTGTATCACCGACGCCTTCGAAAACCTCGACGGGGCCAGAGGTTCGCCGGGCTCGCGGGGATCGGGCTCGAGCGTACAAGACACCGGCAAACCCTGTGGCCCGCCATACTCCGCCAGCGGCTCGTCCGACTTGATCTCATCGAAGCACACCACGTGCCAACTCTCCGGGGCCAGATCCTCATCGCCCTCGCGTTCCCACAAGAACGACACAGGATCCCAACTCGCGAGCCTCTGCATCACCAGCAGGATCGTAGCGTCAGGCTCGGCCCTTGACAACCACTTCGACGGATACCACTGGATGAACTGCTTCTGAAAAGCCGATGACGCCGCCTTGAGCGGATCAATAGGGTCGTCGATGATCCCGACGTCGTATCCCCGCCCAAGGAGTGGCCCCCCAACACCCGCTGCCCACATCTCGCCCCCGCGTTCGACCCTCCATCTCTTCTTGGCTGCCGTCTCCCGCCGCAGCCTGCCCCCTACCTGCTCGTAGTAATTGCGGGCTTCCTCGGAGAGCTCCCACGCGAGCTCCGCACCATACGACGCCAGACCGACCTTGAGCTTGGGATACCTGTAAAGCAAGTATGCAGGGAACAAGCGGCTCGCCAACTCGCTCTTGAAATATCTGGGTGGCTCGAGTATCATCACCCGCCGCCAGTTGGGTTCCCCCGGCTTTGGTACGTACTCCGGATCATGGGCGTCTGCGATCTTCTGGAGGACTTCGATCTTCCGTGGGACGTGCTCGAAATCAAGTAGGCTCGGGTTCAGCTTGTCCACAAACGCCCGAAACGACATCGCGACTCTCGCCGAGCCCGCGCCTATGCTCGGACGCTTAAGTCTTATGACGGGTCTCTCAATCGTCAGCATCTATATGTCGTCTCCCACCGGCCCCCGGTCCGGTGCTCCGGGTTCCTGCTGCTCAACCCGGCGCACGATGCTATACCACTTGATCGCATCGGCCAATATTGTAAGCTCGGCCGGATGGAACGTGCCCCGGAGCTCAACCCCGAAGAAATCTCCGGTCTCGGAGTCGACGACCTGCTCGAGCCTGACCTTGGCAATCCTGCGCTTAGTGCGCATGAGCGATATCAGATGCTGCAGGTATGCCCCGGCCTCGGCTGTAGTGAACGATAGTCCGCGATGCTCGCCCCCTTCTTCCGGTTGCATCTTCGACATAGTAGCTGGAGGTTGTTCCGATGCCATGATCCACCCATGGATAGAGGCACGATATGGTCGATCGTTAAGTTGTGGGTGGTGCTACACCTTTGGCACTCCCCGTTTTGGGTTTCCAAGAGCCAAGACCGGATCATCCGACGCCAGCTGCTCTTGGGCTTGTTCGCGCTCTTTCGCCGGGCGCGTTCGATGTGCATATTAATCCTCGATTTTGGCAAACGCCTCGATTAAACGGACGGCTTTATCGGTCATCACCCCGTGCAGGACGGCCAGCGATGACGCATCTTGGGTGCGCAACCACTTCGGGTCGGAGAACACCCTCGTCTGCTCTCGCAAGGCTTCGAGATTGGCCTCGAGATACTCGGTCACGAGGTCGCCTATCTTGTTGGATTTTTGGGTCCCGGACTCGGTACTTCCGGCAGACTCGAGACTCGGCTCGGCGATCCGGCTCTTCCAGCCTGATACCGTGCCCTTGGGTATCTTGTACTCCTTAGCTACCGACGTTACAGACTGCCCCTCGAGCAGGGCCGCTACAACTTTAGCCTTTAGATCCGGTGAATATTCGGCCATCTTAGCGTTGCGTATGTTCGGTCCTTCTACCACATCGACCGTCTCCGGTTCCTCTCCTCGCCTGTCTCCGGTGGTAAATCATAAGATATAAAACGGAAAGCCCCTGCGCAATTATTGCCCCTCCGGTTTCACAAACCCTTCACGCGGAACGTGCGGGTTGGCCTTAAGCTCTTCCATATAGGCGTCGAACTCCTCCTGCAAAGCCGCTTCCCAGTCGTCCCGGAGATACGGGTTCGCGGCGGGTATCGGGCCCTGCTTCTGCGTCCGGAGCCTGTAACCCACCGGCCGGTTCGCCTCGTCGACGACAGACGCGCCAAAATCGTCTCGTCTGAGATCGCGATCGTCCTTGAGTATGTCCTCGACTTCCCGCTGTGAATATACACGGTCGACCTTGACCCCACGGAGACGCCACCTGACGATCTCGGCCCGGATGATCCAGTCGGCCGGAAGGATCGGCGCCTTGTACCTGACCTTCTCGGCGATCGTCGGGCTCTTGGTCATCTGTGACGCGGTTCGGCGTACGTCGTCCACGTCGAACCCCTCATCCAGCAGGGTACGTGTATAGATCTTGACCGCTTCGTCGCCGAGCTCTTGTCCGAGCAGGGTATGCACCGCCGCAACAGCCCTTGCGATCGCCCCCGCCTCATCTGTCCCACGGGTAGATATAGCCGTCGAGGTCTTCGGCTGCTCTGGCCGCTGTGGCTGCTGCCTTGCCAAATTCGCTGGTCCCTCCTTGAGGAAGTCCCGGAGATGCGTCGACTCCGTAGCCACCCTCTGTGATCTTTTGCCATCTTGCATCGTTCTTCTTCCAGATAAAGTCAAAATCAACGCTCCAGTCTCGCCCCTGAGCGATCCCGAGCAGGAACTTGCTGCTTGCTATGCCGACGTATAGATCCTTGAGGTGCGGCATGACCTCATCGAACTTCTGCCTTATCCCCTCCTTGCGCTTGTCATTCAGGAACTTGACCTTGGACAGCTTGGTGCCCATCGTCGCGTTCGTCCATTCGACGAACTCATTCCACGACTGAGCAGCAACGATATACTTATCCTCGTTGGTAGCTCGAGCCCCGTCCTGCAGAGCGTCAACCAACTTCAACCAAAGCCCCGGCTCGTCGTTTATCGGATCTCTCCTGCAACCCTTCGCCGGTGGCGTCTTGGCAGGTACTACTGCAGACGCTACATGATTGCCGAAAAGATCGGTGCCGTCTCCCGTGTGAGCGTGTACACCCGCACGCGCACGAGGATTGTCCTCTTCCCTGTCCTCTTCCTTGTCTTCTTCCCTGACTTCTTCGGATGGCTCGGGAGCCATCATTATAATGGTCCCCGGACCATCATTATAATGGTCCCCGGACCATCCCTCCCATGGTCCCGGAGCCATATTATCTGGATATCGTGGCCGGGGAGTCATCTTGTCCGGTTTATGTTCGTCCGTCGCGTTTGTAACGTCTTGGCCCTTGTCTGCGGGGCCGCTCGTCACATCCGCTGGAGGGTCTTCCGGAACATCGCCTAACCGCTCGGCCGGGGCCTCGGGGAAGCGTATCTGGTAGTGGTTAGAGCTGCCCGGCTTTTTGGCCACGACCACGAGGTATCCCCGGTCTTCGACCGCCTTTCGGAGACGTTGCACCCACCGCTTCTGCACCCCCATATCAGCCGCTACCGTGGAGAGCGACGGCCAACATTCGAGCGACGCGTTAGCATAAGATGCCATCGTCCAAAGCAGGAGCTTCTCGTTAGGTGGAAGGTCTGCCGCACGTATCTGCCGGGCTACGTCGCTGCTGATCATCGGCGGGCCCCCGCGTTTGTGCCGCGTCCGGCCCTGACGGATAGCGGGGTACCCTTGGCCCCACCATGCGTGCGCGTTCGAGGAGACGAAAGAGAAGGGCACGCCGCGAGGGCATGCATAGCGGGTCTTCGGTACATGTCGGTGGGTGGTTGGGAGACGTCCGCATAAGAAAATCACCGGGCGCCGGGGGCACAAGGTCTCCCCCGGTCGCACCGGCTGCCCGGCTTATTCGCCGTCTTTCGCTGCGTGTCGTTCGGCCTCGGCAAGCTCCTCTTCGGTCAGATCACCGGGCGGCTGTGGCACTTTGGGTGCCTTCGCCTTCGCCGCTTTCGCTTTGCTCTTGATGGTGCTTAGCCGGGCCTTGGTCGCCTGAGCTACTTCTTCGGCTTCGCTGGCAAAGGCAGTTTCGACCGACACGTCGCCCTCTGCGATCGCCGTGGCCAGACCGCGCAACGTCACGAGATCGCCCTCCGATACGTCGTCCCAGCCCTTGGCCCCTATTTTGGCGAGCAGGTCGGCCTCCTTCACCCCGAGCTTTTTAAAATGTCCAGCGACGGCCGCCCTCTTTTGGGTCATCGTCTTGCCCTCGCCTAAACTCGCGCTGCGTGCCGCCATGTAGATCGGCTTGACGAGGGCAAATGGCACCACTTTAAACACGGCATTACGCAGAGCGATCGACGATGCCGCGTTCCCGGTCATAACGATCAGGTCGTCGTTGAAACGCTTCCCATACCGGTCGGTGATGCGCCTTTTGACCCGGATCCGAACGGCGATGTTCTTCTGTAGGTCGATGCACGTGGCAACGGCCGTGATCATCTTCTCGTCAATCGCTTCGATGTCGGACTCGACGCGGAGATTCCCCCACGTGCTCGCCACCACCTCGGCCAGACGCGCAGACGGGCCCTCGATTGTTTTATCCGCTCTCGGCAGGGCGTAAAACATCGAAGATGCAACGTCTTCGTCGAGCGTGGCCAGAGTGAGGGCGTCCCGCTGAAAATCGGTGATCGACCGGGGGTAGCGGTGGGCCGTAGCGATTTGCACGTCGATATCGGACGGAGCCACGTGTGCGAGTGCGAGCTCTTCGGCGTGCGCGTCGTCGTCGTGTACTTGCAACTGTCTGTTCATTGATTTTCCAGTTTAGAGAAGGTGAAGCGACGCGACGGGTTACCGACTTTCTCGAACTCTTCGAGCCGGATCTCCGGGTGCGCCATCTGCAATGCTTTTTTGTCTAATGTCCTGCGTCCCGCAACGGCCGGATATGACACCCGATAGCCCCGGCCTTCCGCCTTGGCGTGATCCCCTACGAGGTCGATCACTCGGGCTTTGCACTCGTCGTACCAATCCGACGCGTTCTGTTTTAGCTCGGCTGCTTCCTCGAGCGCCGTCATAGCTTCGTACCACTCGTCATCGTCCCTATATAGGGTGTCCCCGATCAGGTTGGGAATCGGTACCGGGGGCGCCGCGGCTTCGATCTCTTCGGGTGGCCGCACGTTGCCGACGATATATGTCTCCCACCATTTATCGACTTCCTCCGCCATCCACGCGAAGAGCTCCGGGTCAGCTTCGATATCGAAGTACAACAGGCTCATCGAGTCCGCATGGAATGCGCAGAACGAGCCCCACGAGTACCCGAGAACGCCGAGATACCACTGGTGCTGGAGCATATGCTCGTCCCGGACGCCTTCCGCTTTAAGCTTTTCGAAAGCGAAGTGGCCCGGTACTTTGATCTCGAGCGCCCCGGTCGACTTGATCTCGCCACCGGCCAAGATCTGTCTGTCGATGTTGGCACTCCTGTGGGGGTGCGTTTTGTCCCTGCGCATCGGCACTTTGCGGATTTTCCGGCCGGTTTCTTCGGCGTAAAGATCCGCTGCGATCGGCTCCAGCACGCGCCCCCTGCGCATATGGAAGTTTTCCTCCTCATCCACAGCGTAGCCCTTCTTCTCGTCCCATAGCTGGGCCGGGGTCTTCCATGGGGTCAGGCCGAGCACCACGGCGACGTCCGACCCGCCGATGCCCTTGCGACGTTCTGCAAGCCATGCGTCGCGGTCTCGCTCGGCGGAAAATACTTGCGTCTTGTTTGCGACGTTCGTTTCTTTTTCCATCTTCTTGTTCTGGGTGGAACGGTTGAGAGTGCGTGCCCCTGCTGCTTACCTGTGGTGGGGGCACGTTCTGTTTTAGTCCTGCTCGGGCTCGGGGATGGCCCCCTGCTTTAGGGCTACCCGGTGGAGGATCGCCTCGATCTTGTCGAGCATCGGCTCGGACCGTTCGATCTCCGACAGGACTTTGGACACCCGCACGGGCGGATATCCGGTTTCGGCCGCGATTTCGCGGATTTCGACACCCAGCACATACGCCCGCTTGCGCAGTCGACGTGCACGGCTGCCCGTGAGCACTATAAGATCCTGTGACATCTCTCTGTTGGTTTGTGGTTATTGGTGCGGTGTAGATCTTCCGTAAGGGATGAACCCCCGAACGTTTTATGGGTTCCCGCCGTCAAGGTCTGACCATCACCCAGCACGCGTGGCCGATCATCTCACCGTGATCGTATATGAACACTGAACGCTGGCTGTCGAGCACGCCGATAATTACATCGGTCGTCGCGGCGGGGGTGCCCACGTCAGTTAACACCGAATATCCGTGGCGCATAGCCCTATTCATCAGGAAATCGGCCGCGCCTCTTGCGCTGGCAAAGAGCATCGTGTCGTCGCAGACTTCGAGTGCTACTACTGAATCTTTCATGATTAGCTCCGGTTCGAGCCGGGGCCGAAGCCCCAGCTCTGGTGATTAGTGTCAGAAGTTGTAGTCGTGGTGCGAGTGCCTGCCCGCGTGGAGCTCCGACCCGATCTGGTTCTTGCTCGCACCCGGGGCCATCCACCGGCCGTTTGCCCTCCTACGGAACACTTGGATCATGCCTTCGGGGTCGCGCTCGTAGCTGTACCGCTGGACGCCTTCGACGTGAGCAGCAAACCCGCCCGGCGTGAAGATTAGGGCGTCCGGTTCGCCGGACTCGGGCCCATTGAGGAGCGTGGCGTGGTCGCGCTGCCACGTGATCGTTGTAGCTGTCCGGGCGATGATCGTGCCCGCGTGGGAGTCGGTGTAAACCCGGTAGGTTGCGCCGTCTCCTACCTTGGCGTTGTCGAGTGGGTTCTGCTTGTTGGTTTTCATTGGCTTGCTTGGTCTGGGTGGTTTGTCGTTCCCTTTACTACCGTAAAATACGAAACGGTGGGCCGTTGCACAAGTATTGTAGAGAGGCTTCACAAAGACTTCACACAAAACGTCCAACCCTCTCCAATATAAATAGCCGGGGCACGAGCCCCGGCCGGTGGATTAAATGGACTTCGGCCGGAGCCATCCGAGGCAGGTCTGATCGGGCTCGCAGTCGCCGGGGAAGATCACCCGAACGCGCACCCACCATTCGCCCTTGCGCCAGCGTAGCTCCTTGCCGGTGATCTCCAGCCGGATCGCCAATTCGACAAACCCGCTGGGGGTGGCGGTGTAGGGCCCGATCGCGGGGGCTTCGGTCGTTACCCGAAAGGTGGCGGGCTCCCAGTTGCTTTCAACGAGCTGACCGGGGAATCTCCACCCGTCCGGGTGCAAGATGTCTCCAAGTGCTGGGGCGAAGTCGGCGGGGAGGGCGAGCTTTTGCATGGCGGTTTCTCCGATGGCGAGCCGGGGCCGGAGCCCCAGCTCTGGTGAATTGATTAGGAAAGGACGAGGTGATTAGCTTCTGCGAGGGCCAACAGTTCGTCGCGGCCGGTGTCTCCGTGTCCGCTGGCGAGGATCTGCCCGGACAGGCTGCGGATCACCCATTTGTCGCCGCTTGGAAGGATCTGCGTGCGGGCGATCCGGGCCGTCTGGCAGAAGAAGATTTCAGCGTGGAGTCTCATCGTGGTCTCGGTCTGGGTGGTTTGTGTTTCGATTACAACTGTAAAATACGAATCCGGAAACCGTTGCACAAGTACCGTGAATAAGCTTCACAAACGTTTCACACAAAACGCATCGGATCATCCGCTGATGCAGGGCCCGCGCTGCGGGCACGGGCCCCACTCGAGTCAGGATCGTGCGAAGGCTACCGGAAACCCTCTCGCTCGAGCACGTCATCGACCACTTCGTGCTCTCGTACGTCGCTATAGAACGCGGTGGCGTAGTCGTAGTCTGGTAAATCGTCGATGTGCAAACCGATCTCGTCGAGCATGATCTTGTTGATCGTGCGCATATAACGCGCAAATGCTCCGGCGTCCGTCTCCGACCAGCCGTTGTTCATCGCCCAAAACTTCGTGTACTTGCTCATGACTTTTCCGTGTTTCGTTTCGTTACGTGGTGGCTTGTGTATCTGCCGACGATGCCCTTATCGCTGACGACAATATGAATGGTATAACCACCGGATGACCAGTTATCGGGCGCCTGCATGACGGCCTTCCCGCTTTCTGTCACTCGGAGGAGGGCCCATCCTTCCTCCTGCAACGTTCTAACCTGCTCTTTCATGACTCTCTCCGGTTATAGTGTGCTTTATTTGGCTGCTGCTGCCTTGCGCTCGGCCCGGCGCCGACGAGCTGCTGCGCGTGCTGCTTCCTTCTGATGTTCGACGCAATACCGGACTTGGAACAGATCTTGAGTGGCGATCTCCCGAGTCTCGATGCAACCGGGGTGTTGGCATTCGATCACGACGCGAGTTGGCTTGCCCTTGGCGTTGATCTTGGCGATGTCCACGACCTTTAACCAGTTGGGATCCTCTTGTGCCATTTCGCGGATGTACTCCTTCTTGCGGGCTTCGTCCCACTCGGGCAGGGGCTCGGCTTCCGTCTTGGACGCCTCATCGGCGGCCGGTGTCTCCACGTGCGCGGGGGCTTCTTCCGCGACCGGTGCATCGTCCGTGGCGACCGCTTCGCCCGGTGCGCTCAGGAAAGCGCGAAGGGCTTCGACGTCGAACCCGAACTCGGTGCAATCGGCTCCTACGACTTCGCGGAACGCCTTCTTTAATGTGTTGTGGTGGACAAAGAGATCACCATGGACTGCTTCGTAGATAGCGGCGACTTGGGTGCGGGTGATCGTGTTGGGATTTTTCATCGGAGTATCTCCTATTTTGGGTGGGTTGGTGTTGCTTGAACTACCGTAAGATACGAACCGGAGAGTCTCGACGCAACACCCTTCTAACGGCTTCACAAAAGCTTCACGGAAAACAGTTGACCCTGCCCCCCGTGGTTCGTTTCTTGTGTCTGTCCACCTACATCCAACCAGAAGAGAAGATGGAAGAAGGAAAACTACGTTCCCGGCTGACGATCGTACTGGATGGCCAGTATGGTAGCTGTGGGAAAGGCGCGTATGCCCAATGGCTCGCCGCCGAGGAAAAACCCGCGCTCGCCCTGCGCACCGGGGGGCCGAATGCAGGACATTCGGTGATTACTCCGCGTGGCGTGGTTGCCCTGCGCCATATCCCGGCCGCGTGTGTCGAGTGCCCAGAAACGACACTTGCCTTACCCGGAGCTGCCCTGCTAAATGTCGATGTGCTCCGCGAAGAGATCGCCGCGCTCCGGGAGATCGGCGTGGAAGTGGAGCACCGGCTCGTCATTGATCCGTTGGCCACGGTGATCACTCATACCCATGAGAAAGCAGAGGCGGACCTCCGCGATAAGATCGGCTCCACCCGCGAGGGCGTAGGTGCGGCACAGGCGGAGAAGATAATGCGCCGCGCACCGATAGCTCGAGACTTTCGTGAGTTGCAGAAGTATCTCGGCGATGTGACGTCTCTTGTTAACTCGCACATCGACGAGGGGAACCGCGTACACGTCGAAATGACACAAGGCGCGGGTCTTGGTCTCCACTTCGGGCATTACCCGTTTGCCACCAGTCGTGATATCACCCCGGCACAGGCGTTCAACGACATCAGCGCCTCGCCGTCTCACCCCGGCCTTGATCTCCGGGTGCACATGCTGGCGCGTACGTACCCGATTCGCGTGGCGGGCAACTCCGGGCCGATGCTCGGGGGCGAGATCTTGTGGGAGGAGCTCAGCCGTCGGACGCGTGGATACGTGCAGGTCGAACGCACCACCGTAACGAAACTGCCCCGCCGCATCGCCAACTGGAGCAGCGAGGAGGTGTTACGCGCTGCCACGATCGTACGCCCGACGCTGGGCGTGTTGATGTTCCTTGATTATCTGCAGCCGGAGCTCGGAAAGGCGGCACAAGCAGCGTGGAAAGACCGCGACTACGACATGCTCCAACAAATCGAGAGCGAAGTACACGACCTGTTCTATGCCGGAGTGCTCGACAAGTACCGCGAACCGTTTAAGGCCACCGGCTCCGATATCGGTGCTGTGTCGCTCGGTTTCGGTGTTCTGTTTAAGACCCCCGCGTGGGAAGCCCTACAGAGCAACCGAGAACTCTATTACTGATCCCGTCCACCCAGACAAAGACCCATGCAAACAGTCGCTCAATCCGGCCCGGATCTCTTTTCCGTGGCCGGGGTCGAGCTCCCTCCGATCGTACACCCGGAGCCCGAGCAAGACCAGACAATACAGGAGCGTTTCGAAGCGTTCCACAAGGCAAATCCCCACGTCTACGAGATCGTGGTTGGTATGGCCCGCCAGCTGTACCATAAGGGCCGCAAGAGGATCTCGATATCTATGATCTTCGAGGTGCTCCGGTACGAGTACCTGATCCGCACCGAGGGCGACGCCTTCCGGCTAAACAACGACTTCCGGAGCCGGTACGTGCGGATGCTCAGGGAACGAGAGCCCGCGTTGGGGGCCCTTTTCGAAACCCGAGAACTGAGGAGCCCGTGACGTCAACGTATTTGTATGGATGCCGCGTGGGTGTCCACTTCGTCACCGGGGATCCCGGAGCAGGTAAGAGTACGTGGGCTCGCCGTTTCGCCGAGGAGAACCGAATCGCGTACCTGTCCACCGGAGACGCGATCAGGAAGGCGGGCCTCGGTCACACGTTGTCAGAGGGCGATTTTGGCCCCGACGACGTGGTGTGCGAGGCGGTCGAACGTTTCGTGTCCGATCACTACAACTGCGTGATCGATGGATATCCCAGACGGCCGAAACAGGTCCGCGAGCTCTGCGCCCTGATGGGGCAGGAGCAGGGGCGTGACCATAGGGTGATCTACTTCCGGGTGGATCCCGTGGTAGCCGTGCACAGGTATCTATCGCTCGGATGGATGAGGTCGGTGGCGAGCGGTGCCTATGGCCCGGCAGGAGAAAGGTGTCCGGCCGATGGTCTGTATCAAATGGCCGATATCGCGGAACACTACGCCACCCGCAGAGCGAAGCAAGACAGGGATATTCGGGAGACTCTGCAGGAACTCGGCCGGTGTGGTGTTCCCGTCCACATAGTCGACAACACAAACGAACTCAAATCGCAGATCCAGAAACGATGAAGATGATATATCTGGCCGGTGCCATTGACGCCGCCGACAAAGCGACGGCCGCCGAATGGCGCAAGACCGCGAAAGATTTCTTTGCTGCACAGGGCATCGCTTCGTTCGACCCACAGGGAGCATTCCGTATGGGGCTTCGAGCCGAGGAGGGTGACCGGGTGGACGGCGTGCAATCGATCAACAACGCCGCCATCGACCAGAGCGACGCGGTGCTGGTCGAGCTCTACCACCACGTGCCACACGTGGGAACACTGATGGAAGTAGGACATGCGATCGCCACAGGAAAGCCCGTGTTCGCATGGATCGGCGACCAATATGCTTCGCACGTGTCGCTCCGTCATCCGTCCGTCCGCCGATACAAGACGCTGCAAACGGCCATGACCGACGCGGCCGCGTACCTGCTCCATGCACCCGAGGTGCCGAAGGCGGAAGGCGGGGTGCTGGAATGCCTGCTCGATCTGGACGCCTGCAACCCGGACGCCAAGCTCGAACCATATGAACTGCAGAAGCTGTTTCCTCTCCCGACTCGGGCATACACGGGCGATGCTGGCTTCGATCTGCCGTGTGCCCGCAAGACGGTAATCCAGCCGGGCACCTTCTGCGACGTCCCGCTGGCCTTCCGGATCGCTCCGCCACCCGGCTATTGGTACCGGATCATCGGCCGCTCGTCGACGTTGCGAAAACTCGGGCTTCTCGTCTCGGAGGGCATCATAGACGAAGGCTGGAGGGGGCCGCTCTTCGCTGGAGTCTGGAACATGGGATCCGAACCGGTCACGGTCGAGCAGGGGCAGCGTATCGCCCAGATCATCCCCGATCGTGTGGCAGCGGATCACCTGACGCCCAAGAGCGTCGACAAACTGCGGCCCGGTGCCCGGGGTGAGAACGGCTTCGGGTCGACGGGAGAACACGCTACGATCATCCGGAATCCAGTAGGTGCATGACACACATTCAAACGATCATCATCGATCGTGTGGGTCCCAGCCTGAATAAATGGTACGGCGGGGCCCACTGGAGCAAGCGATCCGGCACCAAAAAGCGGTGGCGGCTGCTGGTTTTAGCTGCCGTTCACGAGGCCGGGACTCGAACGGTACAGCATTACCCGGTGAGGCTGTCCGTAACCTGCGTCTTTGGTAAGGGTCTACGCTCTTTTGATTGCACCAACGTGGCGGCCACGGCGAAGCTCGTAGAGGACGGGCTCGTTGCCTGCGGCGTTCTGCGGGGGGACACCCCGGCTTACGTCCGGCCTGTCGTGCTCGATAGCATCAAAGACTCCAAGCGCCCAACCCAGACCATTATCCAGATCGAAGAAAAAATACCGCTATGACCGATCAAAACGAGCGAATCCAATCCCTGCAAAAGCGATACCTCGAACAAGTACTGCTCGAACCAGATCCCGCGAACTGGGGCCCGTCCGAGCGGCTGCTCGTCCCGAGTATCGTCCATGAGATGGGGCGCGACGGCTTCAATGAGTGGCTGCACAGGCAGCGACTCGACCACGGAAAGCAGGGTCGTGGCTGATTTGTGAAGCTTGTGTGAAGCCGGTGGGCGATACTTGCGTAACGTCTTTCCGTTTCGTATCTTACGGTTGTTAGAGGGACAAACAACAACCAAGACACACAGAACAATGGAAGCTCTGAAAAACGCAATCGCCACCTACACGACACAACAGATCGTCGCAGCCATCAAGCAGATCGGCGGCGGGCAGGTTGACTCTGATGCTCGGATCGTCCGCGCAGAACTCTTTGACGTCTATGAAGAGCGGATGGGCGGCGACGCCTGCGACGAGCTCCTGATCGAAATGGGGATGATGTGAGCGAACACGCCGCCCTTCGGGGCGGCTTCGACCGGAGAGAAACAAACACCCAGACCAGCAGAGCAATGACCAACATCATCGACATCCGAGGCATCGAAGACGCCGGAATCGAGGTTCACATTGCACAGATCGATCGTGGCTTTTCGGTTGCGATCAAAGACACCGACGCGGGTCTGTTCGTCGGAGTCGCGAAAATCTTCCCGACCGAAGCCGCCGCCCGCAAGTTCGCCGCAACGATCAACTAAGACCCGCCACGATTGTTGTGTGAAGCCTTTGTGAAGCTGGAGGACAATACTTGCGTTACGCCTCTCCGTTTCGTATCTTACGGTAGATAGAGAAACAAACACCCAGACAGGACAGAACGATGACCAAAGCCCAACTGACCGACTTCGCCCTCGACACCACCACCCGCGAGCTGCGTACCCAAGTCCTCGCCGCCCGTGCCAATGCCGAGACGATCCGGGCCCACGTCGACAGCTACGTACAGCCGCATTTTGAGAGCTTCGGTTTCACCGACTCCACCACGGGCGAAACGTTGCCGAACGTCGAATCACTCTATCGCCACGACGACGAGGCGGCTTGCGCCGATTTCTACAAGTCGCTCGACCGGCTCCACGCCGAGCACGGCTACGAAGTCGAAGAGGGCGTTTGCCCGGCACTCTCGGCCGAAGTGGACGCCACGGACGCGGAGACAGCTCTGCTCAACCACTTCTACAGGGCATTCCCGGACTATCCGATGGTATTCGCGACAGCATATCGGGCTACCCTTCTGGATTTGATCATGGACGTAACCACCCACTGAGCCCACGGGCCGCACGCCTCGCCTGCTCCCCGCCACGGGGAGCATGGCGCTGGTATTTCAGCCCCCCTGCTTGTTCGGTCTCGAGGAAAGCCAAAGGAAACACCAGAAACGACGCAATATGCCTAACGACACCAGCACAATGCAGGACGAGCGAGCGGACGGCTCGATGCTCCGGATGTACGTCATATATAAGCGTGCTGCACGTGCGGCAGTCGCCGGGGCGACGCCCGAGGATGTGCTCGACTGGCTTCTTGAACAAGGGCATCCGTGTGATGAGATCCGGTGGCTCTTGCCCGATCTGCGCACCGTGGCCTTCCGGGGCAAAGGTCCTGAACATAACCATGGGGCCGGTGCCTTGTATTTTGACCTCCGATTTAACACCCTGACTTATCGACCCATATGAAAAAGATCTATGTTGCCATGATGCCACACCCGGTTTATTTTTCGAATGCGAAAATGGCCATTGCTGCGATGGAACGCGAGTGTCCGGGCCAGCCCTTCGAGTGGCAAACGGTGCTACACTCCAGCACCAAAACCGACGACGCCGCAGAAGCGACAAACGCCCTGCGCTCGGGCCGTGTCGTCTACCGTGGCGCCATGCAAGTATCACGACGACCCGTAAGATAAGATGACCACGGAAACAAACGACGACATGATGAGGCGATTTCGTGCCACAGTCGCGGGGTCTGCGTACGAGGACATTGCCGCACCTGATGCCGTAGAAGCGCTGCGGGTTGCTGCAGAGCGCTTTGGCCTTAATGGGTTCGGCTGGTACCGGTCGGCTGCGTCAGTCATTCGCGGATGCCTCGGCGGCGTCAGCATCAAAATTGAGGAGGTGGCGCGATGATCGTAGCGAGATACAGTGACGGCCTGGTGAGCCACCGCGTTGGCGACGGTCCCTACTACGTCGAGTACGGACGCGATGCCGACGGCCGCCTCGTATGGGTGGAGATCACCTCAGGCGATGAGGCGCTCTTCCGCGCAGACAAACACCCAGGCGAGGATCAGCTTTGGATCGCCCGAGACATGGTGCAGGCTCACAACGCACGCCTCGGGCGCGAGGTGGCGGCATGACGACCTTCATCACCACGATCTACGATGAGGCGACAGACCGAGAGTTCGACGTCGAGGTCGAGTGCTACCTCTACGGCGGACAGGAGGCGATTACCGGCCGCGATCCGAACTCGTGTCAGGAGGGCATCGAGCCTGACCTCGAGATCGAGTCCATCATCGACCTCGAGACCGGACGCGAGGCGCTGCTCACCGACGAGCAGGAAGAAGCGATCCGCGAAGAAGCTCGCCGGGAAGCGATGGAGGACGCGGCCGAGTCACGGTTACCGTAATCATCACAGAACATGCTCTGATGCCGATAAACTACAGCGAATATCCAGCCGATTGGCATGAGATCAGCCTACGGATCCGAGAGGAACGTGCTCAGGGCCGGTGCGAGTGCGACGGCAAATGTGGTCATCATCATCCACAGGGCCGGTGCGAGGCGGTGAACGGCGAGCCGCACCCGAGGACGGGATCACGCGTCGTCCTGACGGTCGCTCATTGGCCTGACTCGGACAAACACAACGTGGCCGACGACAACTTGCACGCGCTCTGTCAGAGCTGTCATCTGTCGCTCGACCGGGACAAGCATGCACGAAACCGGCGCTACGGGCGACACCACGACGGAAAACACCAATTGAGGCTGATATGAGCAGAGAACCGAAGCACACGCCGGGGCCGGATGTGCGGGGGAGGTACCGCACCATCTTGGCCGATCCGCCGTGGCCTTATCGCTCAAGCGACCTGAGAAGCTCGCCGGAACATCGGCCCAACTCTTGGGACGGCGCGACCGGCGGTGTTTCCTCCATTGACCGATACGGCAGCATGAGCATGGACGAACTGAAAGCCCTGTGCGTGGAGGAGCACGCCGCGGACGACGCCCACCTCTACCTCTGGACGACGAACGCATTCATGGTGGAGGCGCACGAACTCGCCGAGGCGTGGGGATTCAAGCCCAAGACGATCATCACATGGACGAAGATCCAGACGGAGAAGTTTGAACCGAGTTATCGCATGGGCTATTATTACCGGGGCGCGACGGAACACCTCCTGTTTTGCGTCCGGGGTTCGCTCCGGCTGCAAGGCCCGCCCGCACCCACGGCGATCTTTGACCCGCGCCTCCCGCACAGCGTGAAGCCCGGCGTGGTATACAGTATGATCGAGGAACAGTCGCCCGGCCCCCGGTTGGAAATCTTCGCCCGCCCCGTTTCGCCCATGTTCCCGAAGCGCCCCGGCTGGCATACGTGGGGGAACGAAATGCCGAACGACGTAGATCTGGCACCAAAGATCCCTGCACGCGGCCGCTGCCCCGAATACGCCACACAAGAAACAATAAACCAGAATCAATGAAACCACGTCTCCACCTCATCCCCCTCGCTGACGGTACACTGATGCGCTCGATAAAACTCGACGCCACCAGCGTTGCGGCGCTCTGCGTATGCGTCGCTGAGGGGCACACGTACATGACGATCGCCGACTGGTTCGGCTTGTCCGATTCAACGGTCTGCTATATCTACCGCCGCGTGTGGGCTTCGGCTGGCATCCGCGGCTTCGACCTCGACTTACCAGCGCCAAGGCTTTCACGCGCCGTCCCTGTTTCCGAACGCGTCTTCGGGCGGAGGATGGCGGCATGACTGACCCACACGGACGAACAGCGCTCGAGCCAGGCCGCTGCACGACACATCATCACGCGTGTCAATGCCGGGAGGCGGTACACCGGGAGGTGGCGGACGCGCTTCGTCATGCACTTTTCGAGCTCGAGCACGCTACGCCGGGGCGCGGCGCAGAAATGTTTTTCGCTGTTAGCGACAAGGGTCGTGCCGCGCTCAAGAAATACGAGAAGATGTACCCATGAGATATTTGATGCATATGCTTTTCCGCCGCTACCGGATGAGCGCGGCGGCAAGACGAAGGATTTGAACAATGAAGGCGAAGCTCTGGTGTAGGCTGGCTGGACACCGCTGGCGCGAGCATCGCGACTCGGGCGTCTACGTGTACGCGCAGTGCGCCCGGTGCGGTGACCGCCGAGCGAGGCAGTATCGCAGCGGCTACCAGCCCCTCGATTGGGATTGGCTAAAAGGGGCATAACTCTAAGCTCTGCGGCCCGCCAACATAACGATGGAGAACACGATGGAAACACAACCGAAAGCGACGAAGGACACGCCGGAGGCGGGTCCGCAGGAGCGACTTGTTAGCCCATTCCACGATGATTCGGAGTGGCCCCCATGTTCGTTTTGCGGTGAGCACGAATCAACGATGTGGGTTGAGTTTGAGGAGGATGTGTGGTGGTGTTGGACGTGTGAACTGTCACCTGAGTATCAAGAGCGCGGGGAGGCGGCGACGACAGACTTTGCACGTAGCTGGAACGCAATGCTCGAACACAAGGGAACGGGCTAACTCAAAGCTTAGCGGCGCGCCGATGCCGCGATCAGACAAACCACAAGCGGACGGCGGCGCGTCCGCTACAGCGATAGTTATACTGCGATGACTTACAACGACTGGATAAGCGAGCACTACCCAACGCCCGACTCTGCGAGGCTGAGATGCGCCGAGGCTACTGCGGAGATGTGCGATTCATTTCCAGAACTCAACCGCGCTCGTGGTCATGTTCTGGTAGGCGTGCAGTATCGTCCGCACTGGTGGTGTGAATCGCCTGCTGGCGAAGTCATTGACCCCACTGCTCATCAATGGGAGAGCCCGCCAATAGTCTACGAAAGGCTTGAGAGCGAAGAAGAGCCGCATGGCAAGTGTATGTATTGCGGCGACCTGCTATTCAGATCGAGCGGCGACGAATCGTTTCTGTGTGCGCCCTGCATCCGTGACGGAAAAGCTGAACTCGTCTGCCGAGCAGTATAACTCTAAGCTCTGCGGCCAACCAGCGCCGCGATTGAATAAAACACTGGAGATACTACGATGGAAGAAGCGAAAACAGACGAGGTTTGTCCGCAGGAGCGACCTGTTCAGAGTCATATAGCGGATGGCCGCTTATCGGCACCGGGATCAATTACCTCGGGTGACCAATGTGTGAAGCTTCTGTGAAGCCGTCCGCCATACATTGCGTTACGCCTCTCCGTTTCGTATCTTACGGTTGTAACAAGGAAACACACACCCAGACCGACAGAACGATGACGAACTTCGCCGCCAGCCTCAAAGAGATGATGCAGAATTGGAATCAGATCGTCGCCGCAGTCCGCGCCGAGTTCCCGAATGCAACCGACGATGAGGTTTTCGAGATCGCAAAGAGCGCGATGAACCGCTCACTCGGGATTAATTAAGACCAGCACGCCACCCTTCGGGGTGGCTTTGACCGGAGGAAGACAATGACACACAACGAAGCACGCCAGATGCTAAGCGAGAACGACGCCGCGATCCAGCAAAATGTAAATGATTACTTCGCGGGTCGGATCGACCACGCGACGTTCACCGCACGTCAGCAGCAATATCACGACGCGATCGACGCAGCCGGGCAGGCGGATACGTTCTGCCGCCGATGGAGGGCGCGATAGTCTACCACTCCCACCCGAGACACCAGCATCACCTATCACCACCGGGCTTGACCAGCCCGCAGACGGAGATCAGATATGGCACGCACGATTTACCTCCATCAGGACGCACACGACCAGAACCGCTGGGTTTTTGCAGGATTCGATCAATACGACCGCACACACGTCGGCACGCGCCTCGTCCTGAATAACCCTCGCGCCTTCGATGTTAGCGAGGGGCAGGTTAGGAAGATAAAAGAGTGCTTCCGAGAGGGCATCCCCTTCGACTTCCAAATCACTGGAACGGACAAGGTTCGCATCCTCACGTTCTGATCCACCCGAAAACAAAGCTGAAACCTCAACAACGCAACGGAGACAATGACCGACGACAAGCAGGAAACCGGCATCGTCGGGCCCGCTGACTGCCGAGAGGCGGGTTGTATGGAGGAACGAGACGAATGCCGCGAGCCGTGCCCGCCGACGAGCGCCTGTAACGAGTGCGCCGACTACTGGGAACGAATGCGATCTGAGGGGTTGTGGGATGATTCGAGCGGGTGGACGGACAGAGGTTGGCGTGAGATTTTGAAGTAGCAAATTAAGGGGCGCACCGGACGCTGCGCCCCGACTCAGCAAAACCGAACTGGTGCGTCCCCTTGAAC